CGGAAGAACGATCCAACTGGCGGCTCATCGGGACGGGTTGGTGGTGTTGGTTCATCGGGAACCTCATTGATTGACGCCGCTAGTACGGCGTACTTGTCTTGCCAATACTGAGCGTATTTACGGGCGTCATTGACTTCCTTCTCAAGGCGCTGCATCTTCACCCTGCGGCCACTGTTGACCGCTTGCAACTGCTCATTGTGATTGAGTTGCTTCTCCCAACGGCCAAACCAAAACTTCGCATCATGGCCCTCAACTAGGTCAGGTTCAGGCTTCGCCTTCTTCGGTTTGCGGACGAACCAAGTACCTTGGGCTTGGGCAGCCCACGTCATTCCAAGCCGGATGCCGTGGGCTGCGATTTCGCTCACGGCGACTTCCCGAATCACCCGGCCTCCAGTGATCGCCATAACCCATCTCACTTCGTCCCCGACTTTCAACGTGGCCGGGTCAACCTTCATCCACTTACTCATCAGTTCACCAACTTGCGAACATCACTAAGGTTTCCCTCTAGCCGAGTGATGTAGAGGTTCAGTTCACGAATCTCCTGATCCTTCGCCCTCAACTTGTACGACTCGGGGATTGCGAGTGCGAACGGAGACTGCTTCGCCTTCAACTCAGCCAGTTCATCCCTCAACTGGTCACACTGTTCATGCAACGCACCAACCTGATTGGTGTACGCGTCGCTCCACCCATCAGACTTGGCCTCAGCCCTCTCCGCACGATCAATGGCGTTGTTCCGTTGGTCAGCCAACACATCAACCTGCTTGTGCAATTCAAGAATCGCTTGCTTCTGATTCTCAATGATCTTCTTGTCGGCAGGGTCGGACAACGGGGCTGCGGGAGGAATGAACACACGAACCCTGCCGATTGAGTCACTCCACTCAGCCAGGATTTTCAATTCGTTCTTCTTCAACTCCTCAACCTGAGCTTCTAACTCGTCAATACGAGCTTGCTTCTTACCCATCACTGTTACTCCTAAGTTTGGCTGCCTTCAACACCGTTGACCTGGTGACGTTGAACGTCACCGCGATACCGTCCACACAGGTGAGGGTTCCCACCCCCACCTGACTCATACCCTTGATAAGGGCAGGCAGGTGGGGGCGAACCTCAGCCGGGATACGGCCCTGAGGTTTCCTTAATTCCATTGCGGCGCACACTGGTCAGGAGTTCCCTTAGGTGTCGGGCAGAACCACCCAACCCACGGACCCTTCGCACCATTACCGGAACGCTGAATACGTTCACCGTGTAGACACGTCCTCCCACCGACAGCGGCGGGAGGTGTGACCACTGCCGGTGGGGGAGGTGAAGCAACAGGAAGAGGGGCAGCAACCTGTTGCATTTCAGGAGTCGAGACAATAGTAGTTCCCGCTCCAAGACCACTGGTTGCTACCGCAACCTTCTCAATCTCAATACCCTTCGCGTGCAGGCCAGTCGTCAACGACTGCTCCGCCAGGGCCAGCACTTCAAGTGCTGTGTCCCCTGTCACTTCAAGGTATCCGTACTGCTGCAATGGTACACGAAGAACAATACTTCCCATGTTACTTACTCCACTTCGTTGTGAGCTTAGTCTTCTGCCAAGCCCTTGATTTGACAATCTCTTGCGCCCAATACCAGGCTTCCACCAGGTCAAGGGTGTACACGTCACAGCCACCAGTCAACGGTGCATGAATCAACAAACCATGCATCTTACTCACACCATCCGGTAGAGGTGTCCGCTCACGGGTGAGCGGATTGTAGTGAACACCGTGGGCATACAACGCCATCTGAATGGCAATGGAGTGGGAGTACGACGGGGCAGACTTCCCCGTCTTCAAGTCACCAATGGCATACGGGCCATCGGGAGGACGGAACTGTTCAGGTACTTCCCAGATACGGTCATACGATCCACACACTTGCAGTTCGTCAACAACAACGAACCCTTCAGCGGACACTTGCTTCAAGCCGAAGCCTTGAACCGTGTCCTTGTATGACTGGACAATGTTTTGGTATTCGGCAGGGACAGCCACCGGCTGCCCTGCATCCACCGACTCGGTAAGAAGGTGAACGTAGGTTCCTTTCTCTGCCGCATTGTTTGCACCAGAGAAATGTTCAGCATCTTTGACGAGAAGGTCGAGTCCTTTCTTCTCCGTCTCCGGGTCCAGCTGGCGGATGCGGTTGGCTAGGTCAACGTTGTGTGCCACCCCGACTGCAACGTTTCGCTTCTGCCAGTTGACCAGAAGGAAGTTGTCCTTCAACCCTTGGCTGACGGTGGAGATACGTGGGTATCCCACCTCTTTGCCGTTGACATCAATGAGTCCCCAGCCGTAGCCGTTACGCCTGAGTCCTTCAACGTCTGCCATTAGTTGCCTCCTTTGCCGAAGGCGATGTGGCCTTCTTCGGTTTCGATAACGGTGCAACCTTTTGCAGCCGCAATTCTGCTGACTTCGATGAGGTCAGTGGTGGTCAAAGGGCTGGTGTTACCGTAGTAGTCAAGCCCGATCCAATCCCCGTAGTCCCAGGCCCGACATACACCGAGCCGTGAGTACACCTCGTTTGGTTCGGTGAACTCTTCTGGAACCCCGAGTGGTTCTATGTTCGTCAAAGTAAACCTCCGTCTGTGAAGCTGAACATAGGACAGATTACTCACAATGGGTGACGCCGCAATGGCATTCCGTGGTGTTTCGTAGTAAAACTTCCTGTGTTCCACATCACATGAGACTTTGCCCTAATGCCCTTGACAAAGTAATTTCCGGTGTGGTTATCTCCTCTGGCGGGGGTAGGGGGGAGAGAAACGACCCACTACCAACGACAGAGGCAAAGCTCTTAACTACATAACCCTTAACACAAAACAAAAGAACCCACCGCAAGGTGGGTTCAACTGTTTACTACTTAACTACTTGGTTGGGAATGGGTAACCCATTTCCTTAACCTTCTCAACTAATCCACGGTCAATGATCTGTTGATCTGTCAAACGGATGTAGTCACAGTCAATGCCCTCACGGGCTTTGACTGTTTGAAACCCCGTCATTGGATCGTAGTGAACAACCGAACCTGTCAGTTCGCACATGCGTGCGAACGACTGGTACTCCTTGACAAGTCGTTCAGGAATCTTCTGGTCCCCAGCTTTGACCCTGGCATGAACCCTCAACATGGTCAGCCGGTAGTTGTTGTTGTGTTCAGTCTTAATCGGATGCCAAGGAATCTCTTCCTTGTACCTCGGTCGTGTCGGCTCCGCCCCTGCCCGATGCAGGGCCACAGCCACAGCTGACCGGGTGATGGGTCGGTAGCTTGATCCCATCGTCCTGCGGTTCTGGTCGTTGACCATCTCCGCAATCTGCTGATGAGTCATTCCCTTTTCAACGCAGTCAACAAGCACATTCGTGTTGGGTAACAGTTGTGGCCTCAAGTAAATCCCCTCCAAGGGAAGCCTACCACGGGTATTACAAGAAGAACTTCCACCATTATTACCAACCAAAATGCCTATTGCAAGACACCGAACCGGCGAGTAATGTTCGTATCACCAGGGTATTTATGCAGGTCAGGACGGGCAACAGATTCTTCACAAAGTCAATGCTTAGCATGTTACTCTGGAAGTAACCACAGATGGAAGTTACTCAGGAGGGGTCATGCCACGCATCACACTTAACGCCGCAATCAACGAATACCTCGAACATCGGGAACTTGACAAGGCTCTCGCTAAGAACACACTTCGAGGGGATGTAGCCACCTTGCGTTCCTTTGAACGCCAGGTGGGCAACCCGTACGTGGACAAGCTGGACGAGAAACACATCCGCCTCTACCTGCGGGATCGTCTCCGCCTGACAGCGGACTCGTACAACAACCACATCACCAGGCTTGCAGCCTTCCTCACGTACTGCCGTAAGCGTGGATACATTCACCCGTACACCGACCTGCTGATTCATGTGAGCCGACGCAAGACTGTGGCCCGTGAGTTTTGGAGGGTTGATGTTCAGGATTTTCCTTACCTGATCGACGCCACTGAATCGGAAAGGAACAGGGCCATCGTTGCCACTGGCCTGTACCTGTTCCTACGTGGTGGAGAGGTGCGCTCACTGAACGTGGGCGACCTCGACCTTGACGCGGGAGTCCTTCGGGTGACGATCCATAAGGGTGGGGGATGGGTGGACCCCATGCCCATCGCTCAAGAGCTAGACGCTGAGCTACGTAACTGGATGACTGTGTATGCCAACAGCATTGATGGACCCATCAATCCTGACTGGCCTCTGTTCCCCGGCCATCGGGCAAAGTTCGTTGCAGGAGAACGGTGGACACAGGAAATGCACCTTGACCCGACACGTCGGGCTACCCGCATGGAACTGATTGCCCAACACTCCTTGGAGTCATTGGGCTATGACGTGCGTAACCCTGATGGGACCAGTAAATACGAAGGGTTCCACACCCTTCGTAGGTCCGGGGCCAGGGGATTGTTTGACTCCCTCGTTGACCAGTCATATGACGGTGCATTACGTGTAGTGCAAGCAATGCTGCATCATGCACAGTCCACTACCACTGAACGCTATTTAGGGCTAGGCTTGGATCGACACAAAAGAGACAGCATTGTGTCGGGGCGTCGCATGTTCCCCACTGCCACTCCCGCTAATGTCCTGCCATTGAGAGGGGTGGGTAATGGCTAAACAAACCATCGTCACATGTGATGCGTGTGGCGAGACAGGCCCAGACGTTCTACCGTTCAAGGTTGAAGTCAAAGGTGGTGACACTTGGAAGGGTGACATCTGTGCCAAGTGTCAGGCAAGGATGCGTGAACAGTTCCCAGGTGTTGCCCCCTCAGCGGGGCAACGAAAGAAGGAACACATCTTTGACAACATCGTGGACCTAGACAAGTGAAGCCACAATGCCCCCAGGAGGGGCGAGAACGCCCCTCTCGCAGGAGTTCACAACACAGAGGATGGATTGGACCTTGTAATATGTTAAGTCGTTACCGTGGCTTACAGCCCTACAACGCAGAAACCGGGTAACCCATGACAGGTTACCCGGCTCAGCGGTTCAGTTCACAACACCCGAAGGTGTTACCTAAACGGTATCAGAAGATCAACACTTCTTCTTTGCCACAGGTTTCTTACTTGCTGCCTTTTTTGCAACCGCACCCTTCGCAGGGGCAGCTTTCTTGGCGGCAGGCTTCCCTGCCGCTTTCTTTGCGAACGGAACAAACTTCGGCTTCGCAGCCATACCAATCACTCCTACTACACATAGTTACTTCCGAACAACAGGACGCTTACGCAGGTAACCCCACTTGACTCTCGGTTCCGGGCGGAACGTTTTGTCATACCCGTCACCGGCCAGACCGTCACGATGACGGTCATAGGAACGCTTCTGATCCTGTGCCCCAGGGGCACACTTCTCACCGAAACTGACGCAGTGAATGTGTGGCCCCCACAAGCCGGGAACATTGTGGCGATACCAGGCAGCGAACCCAGCCCGCTTCAGTGCATGAGTAGCTGCAATACGTTGAGCCTTGCTCAACCCGGCAGCACCAATGTCCACAGCACCACGCCCTGAGTGAGTGCCAGCCGAAGCTGTGGCACCCGACCACGAACCTTGTGCGATCTTGAACCGGAACCCTGCACGCTTCTCAGCCCAACGAATCATTGCCCGTGTCTGCTTAGTAACCCTCACACCACGGAAATCAACCGGCGTATACCTAGCCATCAGTGACCATCCACTCCATCGACTTCACCCTCAACGGGTTCGTCAACCTCTTCTTGTTCCAATGCAACCAACGGAACCACAGGTTCCGGTTCCTTCTTACCCACGCCATAGGCGTCAGTTAGTGGAGTCACATACAACGTGCCCAGCACACCAACAGCAGCCAACGCAGCCTTGTTGAGTCCATCAACCAACGTTCCATTCCAGTCAACAGATGTGACACCACCGGCACTGGTGACAGCAGCCACAAGCACAGCCACATAGGCACCAATGAATGCGGCAGCCACATGCCGGACAGGTGCCGGGAGTCCTTCAATGAAGTCACTCATGGATATTCCCTTCTTTATGCGGCATCAATACCGCCATGATTTCGATCTGATTCTTGAGAACAATCTGCCCAGTGACCTTCGCTTCTGCTGCTTCAGCAGCAGCCTTATCCAACTTGTGTTCCATAGTGGCGACCTTCGCCGGAAGGTCAGCAAGATGTGAACCACCATTCAGTTGGTTGATAGAGATGGTTGCGTTCTTCACTGTCTGCCTGATGTAGAAGGCCAGGGCACCAGTCATGGTGACAAACAGGACAACTACGAAACTGAGCCAGTCGGTTGACAGGGTTAACTCAGAGGCCATGAGGTCCGTCATAGTGAATCCCCAATGCTTGAAGAGTGTCCTTATCCAACTGGCCGTGAGTGGTGAGGGAGTGCATCATCTGCACTCCACGAACCCGCTGCTCCATCGCCAAGTCGTAGCGGTCATTCACCTCAGCGAAACCAAACCTTCGCTTCAGTTGGACAACAAGGGGATGGTGTTCGTTGAGACGAACAACAATCCCCAGCGGGTCATCGGCCATCAGACCTTCCTCACTGTGATGGTGGCAATGCCACCGAAACCATCAAAGCCTGAAGGTGGGGAGGACTGGCGGAAACCCAAGTCCTCCACCACACACGTTGCCTGTTCACCCGTGTCAAGGTTTTGGAAGGTCACAGTGGCAACCGTCGAACACGCCTCAACAAGGGCAGAGAACCTGTCCCACGCGGAGCTAGTCCGCTTGGCCCCAGCGGCATCGCGTTCCGTGTCGTAACACAGCAACGGAATCTGCATCACTTCCTGCCGCTCAATGGCAGGCAAGGCTTTCATCTGCCACCCATTCACAACCGGGCCAAGAGTGGAGTCATCTGCATCACGGTTAAGCGTGATGCGTAGGCCCATCTTCGTGGTGACAGTAGACGGCAACCGGGTTGCCTCATTCTTGTTCGACTCTGCGTAGTCAACGAGACTGGTGTATGTACCAGCCACGTTGGCCGACAGGCCAGCGGTGCCACCTGGGTACTGTGCTTTCAGTTCAGCAAACATGAACTGCTTGGGTTCCAATGTTCCGTACAGGACTTGGGATGTATCAATCCAGCCGCTACTAACCAAGTTGAAACCGGAGGCAGCCCATACGGCTGCCGATGCCACCACAATGCGACCAGAGGAACCGACCTGGCTCACGCCAGTCACCGTCCCATTGTCACCACAGGCCACATCCCATGCGTATGGGTATCTACCCTGTTGGTCAGGGTTGGACAAGTCGATGCGGACAGCGCCGGAACTACCGTCAGGTAGACCGGCAGTGACACCGGCAAAGATGAACCTGTCCCTGGCGGTCATAAAGTTCACAGGGCTGTCAGTCTCAACGGTCAGGGCACCGAGTTGCAGTTGCCCTGACGAACCAACAGTGGCGATACGAACACCCTTGTTCGTGCCAATGGCTACATAGCTACCGAGGTAGCTAATCATCGAGGTGGGTATCTCACCTTGAGGGAACTCAAGGACTGTCACTGCTGAGGTGAGTGTCGGCAAAGTGCCGTCACTCTGGTCCAAAGCGAACTTGTAAACAGCACCCTTGCTACCCATGTAGCCAGACGCCAAGATGGCGTCAGGTGTTTCCACTGCCGAAGTCCATGTCCAGTCAGCGTCAGGGTGGGAGTACAGGGCAGCAGGGAAGGCTGCACTGGCAACCGGGTATGGCAACCCAATCTCATACAAGGCCCGACCGATAGAAGCAATCATTCTCTGCTTCACCCACCACACCTTCGGTGTGCCAGTACACGTCTTAATGTCTTGTGCTGTGGCCGTGGATACATCAATCAGGTCAATGCCACCATTCCAGCAGGCCAACACTTTGTCACCCATCGGCCACAACCAGGTGTAGGTGCCCGAGGCACCCGAGATAGATGTACTCGATGACTCGTTGTACCGGGTAGTGGTGGACCCATCCGAGTACAAGATGTAGTCAATGTCATCAGCAGAAGCCCCAGCAATCAGGCAGTTGGGTGTGTCCTCAAGATTCACCATGTCAGGCAGGAGGGAGACTTCACCCTCCGTCCAAGGGTCCACACCTTGAGAGTCAGCGAACCGTGTACGAACCGCCTCATCCTGGGCAGGTTCGTAAATCTTCTGGTTCGCACCACCAGTGAACGTGAACTGACTACGCAACCACCAGTTGCTTAGTGACTGTTCACCGGCAACGGACGCGGTATCCAACTGTTGCCTGCGAACTTGGGCGAAGCCACGTTCAAGTGGTGCATCGTCACGGATGCCTGCCAGGAATGGCAGGCCACCGATAGCAAAGTTGTAGAGGAAGTTGGTGTTGGTGTAGGTGGTGGCTGCACCCGACCCCACACCAAGGGTGCCAACTACTCCCTCGGTAATGTCGAAGGAAGCCATTAGGCGGCATCCGTCTCATATGTTCCGTTGAAGTAAATAATGTCACCAACAGCCCAAGTGAACGGCACAGATGAGGTGAGGTTAAACCTTGACCCGTTCGTTCCAATGCCCCAGATGCCTGCGGTCGAACCGCTGAAATCCGCAACAGCCACATAGGAGGTTGTTCCATTGTCTTCAAGGTAGGCATGGCCGTTGCATATCACGCCCGACTTGACGGCCAGTGGCAGCGACAGAGTGGGTGTAGACGTGAGGGCCATCCCCGAACCCAGCACCAGTTTGCCACGGACATGCACCGTGTCACCTACACGTTCGTAGGCACCCGTTGCGGTGGAGGTGCCAGCCGTCCACCCGCCACCCAGGGTTGGGGTGTACGAAGTCCACGCAGACTTAGTGATAGATGACGTAGGGATCGTGCCGCCACCAGCGGCATTGCTGTGGTTATGGGTTGCGTTGGTGAACGATGCAATCGTTGGCGTAGTCAACGTCTTGTTCGTCAGAGTTTGACTACTGGTGAGGTATGCAATGTCGGCTGTATCCGACAATGCTGTTGAAGCCAAGGTGGGTGATGCCACCAACCCAAGGTTGGACAAAGCGGTGATGATTGAACCACTTGGTTTCACGATCGGGGTCGAGTTGTAGAACGCCAACTTCTGTGAAGTTGACGTACCGATCTTGGTTCCAGTGGTTGTACCAAGCGCAATGTTTTTGGCCTCAGCAAAAGTCACATCAGCAAATGTCACTGCACCCGTGTATGTGGTTGCACCAGTGGCGCGGTTGATTGTCCACACCGTCATAGTCACGGTGCCCGTGTCGTCAAGTCGCAACAGTTCCAGGTTTGATCCGGCATCCGAACCGGATTCCGCGTCGCTGTTCTTACGCATCACCCATCGTGAGGTTGATCCAGTTTTCCAATAGTATTGAGCCGTGACACCAGCGTTCGCGCTTACTATGACGCGAGCAGCTGCCGCACCCGTTGACACTGTGAGGCCGTCAGAAAGTGTCACAGCGCCAGTGATCGTTGGCGCAGTTAGCGTCTTATTGGAGAGAGTCTGAGTATCAGACGTGCCAACCACAGTTCCAGTCAAACCATGCACACCAGCCGACAGGCTGATGTGTTCATTCGGTTCATCCAAGTCACGCTTGGAGAACCCGTGTCGTACAGCGGCACCGGCACTGTGTGCCTGAGCGGTAGTCCCATCGACACCACGGGTGACAGTGAATGAGTTACCGCCAAGTGAAGCGGTAACAGTCACCACTTCCTCATAGGCCGTGTCCTCATCAATGATGAGAGTGAACGGGTAGCTTGACGGGAACCCCGTCGAAGCGGCCAACGCGAACGTGGTCCCCGAATCAGTGACGCCGGATGAAAGAGTCGTGGGGACAGCAACGGAAGAGTAGTAGCGTCTGCTCATCAGAACCTCGTGTTGTTGATGGGTGATTGGTAACGATCAAGGAGGCGAGCACGCTCTTCGTTCAAGCGTTGACTGAATGAGCGGTACATCTGCAAAGATTCAGATGCTTCCTGTTGACCTTGCTGCCTGCGGGCATCAAGGTCTTGGGCACTGATAGCAGCAGAGTCCAACTGACCTGGGCCAATGGCTGACAGCAACCGCCAGCAGGCACCGAACACGATCACGTCACGACAAGACTCAGGCAGTCCTGTCGTGTCCTCAAACTCATCGGAGTCAGCGTCCAGTTCGGTGGGATCAAACGCATACGTGACCTGCATGTTGCGGTCAGCGGGAAGCAGGCCAGTGACAACAGCCTTACCCGTCGAATGGGTGGCATCGGAAATGGACTGGTCGAACTTCCAATTTCGCAACTGAATCCACTTATCGTCAGCTGCCTCAAACTGCACATCAATTATTCGGACAGCCTCAACAGGCATCTCATACGACACCACATTTGATTCGGTGTCGAAGAACTCATTCGAGACAGCGAACAGGCCAACCGACCCCACCTGTTTGATGGTGTCGTTGATGGCCCGCTTCACGCGGTGACGGGGGAAGCGAGGGTTATTAATCACCTGAGCTAAAGACTCATGTGACTCGGCCTCGCTACCGTCCATGCCCCGCCCGTACGGGGCAATGGTGATCGTGTTGTTCGTGGTGTCAAACGAATCAATGTAGACGGTTTCGTTATCCACGGCACAACGTCCCGCACTCAGGCGGGACGCATCACCCACCGACCACACGAGGTCATCGGAATCAATGGCGGCAGTCAAGTGAGTGGACTGGTCCTGACTAATCACATAGCCGCGAAGGATCGCTAAAGCGTCCTCCACCAGGTCGTTGTATGTACTCATTCGCTATCCGTTCGATTCGAGGACGGCAAGGGAGTCTGCGGTGTTGGTGGATTTAGGTTGTAAGCCAGCAGCGCGAGCCTCCCCGTAAAGCGCAAGTTCACGATCTTGGGCTTTCTGTGCGGTGCGGTTACCACCTAGTGATTCCAGTCCATTCAGTTGAAGGTTCTTATCCCTCACACATTCACCCCAGTTGGCGTGATCTTGTGTTGGGCAGCCAGACGAACATGCCATATTACTTACTCCCAGTTCGCTATATCGGAAGCTCCGCCACCCGCATACACGAGGACGTTGCTCAAGTTGTCCGGGTACACCTTGAAGGTGTCGGTGACGGCATCACCGTCACCATCGGCTGACACTGTGAACACAAGAACATCCTTGTGATCGGGAAGAGTGATGGTGAACACCGATGAGGTTGGCCCACTGATGGAGCCAACCGAAGTGCCAGATGTTTGAGTGCAAGTCAGTGTTCCCACTGACCCTGTGCAGTCCACTGTGATCTTGCGTGCAGTGGTGAACGTCAGATCGGACAGGCCGAGCAGAGGCCCAAGGAACGTGGTGCCCTGGTCTTCCATTGCCACGTCGTCAAACATGATCGCGAACGTGGACGCAATACCTGTGATTTTGCCTAGCCGCCAACTGACTAAATCGTTAGTGCCACAGTTCTGGGCAGAGGACTCATACGTCTCTAGTGGAGTCGTTGACTCACCGGCAAAGATTTTGAAACCAACAGTTCCGTCACCGGAACCAGTGCCCTTGATCTGCCGCCACTCAATGCGGTAAGTGGTGTTAATGCTGCAAGCCATTGTGGTGGTAGCAGCGACACCACCATATGTGCCGATCTCCAACTTGCCATCGGTTTTCATTTGGATGGCCCCACGGGCAGAGTCCGTGTCGGAACGCATTTGCAGGAACGCACACGTTGCCGAAGGCAGCGCCGTTACCCGGAAGTACACCCTCACACTCATGCCCGCAGAAGCGGTCTGGGTGAAACCAAGGATGGCCGTGTTGCCGCTAGTAGCGGAACACTCCCATGAGGTAGTGCCATGATTTGCCCACGCGCTTGTGTACTGGCGTGTGCCACCAGTGGTGACGGCCAGGGCGTCACCGGCAGCATTGTCATCAGAGTTAGCGACAGAGATCGCGGTGCCGTTGGAGGCACCTTCACAGTTGTTCGACTTATACGCCATAGTGCAAACCCTTAGCTAGAGTCGTGGTGCCGAGGTTGTAGTTATGGGAGATCGTGGCTGCCGTCCGAGTGGACGCATCCACAAGTGCAGACCAGTTCGCACTGAAGCTTGTGTACGGGGAGAAGAAGTTGTTTGTGATCGTGACCCCAGTCATGGCGGCACCGCCGCCACCTGACCCAGTGTTAGACACGTTCAACCCGCAAGCAGTGGCCGAAGCAGTGGGCGAGTATTCGGAGATCAGCCAGTTCTTATCAATCGTCAAGTTCGATGTTGGGGCAATGTCCTGGGTGACCATGATGCAAGCATTGATCTTGTAGCCACCTTCAAGACTGTTACCAAGGATCGTGAAGTTGTCGCCACCATGAACTTGGATACCGTCATTGTGGGAACCATCCGAATGGGACGGATCCCACGACCAGTACGTCAAGCCGTGAACCCAGTTGCCCTTGGCAATGCAGTTGCGGTCGTACATGCCGATGCCGTCAACCCAACCGCTGATGTCGCAGCGGTACAGTTCGTAGTCTTTGCCGTGGATTCCGTTACCGGAATACACCGACAACACACTGGCCTCAATCGTGCAGTCCTGAATGATCGTCCTCGTAGTCAAACGGTCATAGTTAGTGAACGCCGAATATGATGGCGACGAAGGCCCAGCCGTGTCGCCAGTAATGAGGCAGTTCCTAAATACACAGCCGGGATGTTTGACAGTGACCTTGCCCTTGAACCATTTGCCTTCATGTAGTTCGTTAGCCGAACTGGTTTGGTAGTTACCGACCACCACTTCCAAGTCAGCACGATCAGACAGGATGCCTGTCGTGCTTGCATCCGGTCGGTACGTTCCGTACACAAGGTTGTCTCGCACCGAATAAGACGTACGGTATTCCGTACGCCACTGCCCATCACTCTCCAACGTCCACAGTTCGGCGGGCATTAGAACGTGGAGCCAGGTGCTCGGTACCAGCGGTCACCTGTTGATGCACCCGAAGGTGGAGTGGCCGCTGTGTCCTGCAAGGACAGCCACATCACTGAGACACCGGCAGCGACAGTTGGCCGAGTAGGCCAAGAGTCGCCATCCCAGTACGCCTCATTCTCAATGGAGGCGGTAGGAAGGTCGGTTATATCATCTGCGCTATGGGTGTGGTCGCCAGTGGCGACAGTGCCAGACGAAGTACCAGTGTTCAAGGTGGCAACATTGCCAAGACCAAGATTGGTTCTGGCTGTACTGGCGTCAGCCAGATCAGACAGGTTGCTAGTGATCGACAGCTTCGTGTTATCACTCGATGACACACCACCCTGTGAATACAAGGGTGGGGCAGATGACAGTGGCGTCAATGAAGCCAAGTTCACGTCATCACCATCAGGCAATTCAAAGTAGAAGGTACGTCCACCCTCAACCTTCTCGATGACCTTCCACGCCCACCCTTCTGGTGACCAGTCAGCGTCGTCAGTACACGTCAAGTCGATACCGAACGAACCAGTCGCGTCCAACCTGACACGGGACGCGGCAGGGAGCACTATCTCTTCGCCGTTGTGAATGGCAACAGTCGGAGAGAATAGAACGGAACCCTTGTGTGGGGTTCCGTCTGGATGCTCATATGTGCCTGTTACATAGCGACTCACAGGGACTCCATCCAAGTAGTTGCAGCGGCGTTCACGCCAAGACCAGACGTGCCACCCAGAAGGTTGAGTACGCCTTGAAGTTCAAGTCGCGGTGATTCACCGGACACACTGGGAATGGCGGCACCGTCGTTGGCGAGTGCCGCAGTGCCATGCAATGTCCATGTGTTACCTGCCGCATCGGGGGCGTAGCCGTCCGAGTCATTGGGATTGGAAGTGAAGTCAGGGTTAGCGACAACGGTTCCGTTGATGCCGTTGCGGGCCTCAGCCCTGATGCAGTAGCCAATGGAGAACTGTGCGGTGCCCGCACCACGGGAACCAATCTCCAACTCTGTTGTTGCAGAGTCGAAGATGGACGTTGTTGAAGCGGAAGTCACAGGGGAACCCAGTTGCACCCACGTTTCACCAAGATCGGCACTGGTGTAAAAGGTGACCGTCTTGCCGCCCGCCCCATTGTTCACATCAAGGGTCGCCCTGATGCCAAGAATGTCACCGTTGGCGACAGTGGGTGCCGCAGTCGCAGTCGCAGTCAAAATCGCTGTGCCATCCCCCGACCAATACAGCACTGGTAGTCCGTCTCCGGCGTTGATTGTCAGCATCCAGCCGCGTTGGTTGCCAATGGTGACGTAGCGAGAAATGAGTGAGGCATATGTTGCAGGAGTCCAGTCATCCAGCGACCCAACCCAACGAGCATCCAGGTCACCAGTGATCGAACCGATAGCGGCAGTGCGAGGGCAACTCGCATAGTTGCCCGTACCGCCAGGAGTACGAAGTTTTGACGGTTGATAGCCGACCACACCAACAGGTGTGGCCGCCACATTCAAAGCACCAACAAGGGCAAGCCCATCAGTACCGGCAATCACATTCGCTGCACCCTGGGCTTCCAGCCCAGTAGTGCCAGCAATGGCGTTCAGTGCCGCCGTCAATTCCATTCGTCCTCCAGTGGGTGTACCCCGCCCCTACCCCGGAGTTGGGGGGTAGGGACAGGGCACAACGGAAGTTACTTACTGTTAGTAAGTCGTTCCGTGGTTGAGTTGCCAGATAGCTTCCTGGCGGTAAATGCCCCAACCAAGCAGTGCCTTCCAACCAACAGGTCGGAAACGCATCAGCTTGTCAGTTACCGGGCCGACAACGACACCAGGCTCACGCCCAACTGCCTCCGCAAGAGCCTCGGCACCGAGGATGTAGCTACGCGAAACCTTCGCGGAGCTTTCACCATCAGTTGCCTGGTAGCAGCGCGGGGTTTCAATGAAACGGACGCCTTCATATTCGCCAATTTCACCCGCCCACACTGCTGTTGCACCGGAGTAGTTGTGAACATCGCGCCAACCCGCAGCACCCGTCTCGGCACGAAGATCGTGCGAAACATCTGGGTGAACGTACCCGACGAACTTGCCACCAATCGTCTGCGCCGACGCTGCACGCAGCTTCGACACCACGTAACGAACATAAGCAGACGTGATCTTGTCTGCCGCATCAATGCCGGACACCGTTGCGGTTCCGTCAGTGACGGGAGTCAACGTGCCTGCAATGTTCTTCACGCGACGAAGGTTGCCACGCATCACAGTCTGAACAAGAGAGTCCAGAGAGTCACGCATGTTGAATGCAACCAGGTTGGCGACAGCAGGATCAATAGCCGACAGAGACTCAAGAGCCAACTTCTCAGTCGTCAAGACTGAGTTGCCGTACTCGTTGAGAGTAATGTCCACATAACTCGTGTTGCCGATAGCAACCGAATCAGGATCGACGTTCTCAGTCAGAGCCGAAGACACAGCCGTAAGGTCTGCATACTTCTGAAGGCGAACAACTGAACCTGCATGGCTCACATCAGCTGGACGCTTTGAAATCAACGCGCGGAACTGTGGTTCCGAGCGAAGGGCAAAGCCGACCATCTTGTCGTAAGCGGTAGTGATGAGGTTGGATGTACCAGTACCTACCGGGGGGCCAGTAATATCCGCCGTGGTGGAGTAGTAGTTAGTCACCAACATCACCTCCTAACTTGCTAGATGGGATAAGGGTTGTCTTGCTACCCACCCTGAGCAATTTGAAGAATCTCTTCCATACTTGAAGCCGACTGCAACTTTTCAAAAGTTGAGGCTTCACTCCCCGGAGGTGCGGCATGACCGCCGTTAGCGCGGTTGATGATCCCTTGTGCAGCGAGTTCTTCTTCGGTGTAGAAGGACTGGTTGGCGACCTGTCCTTCGGAACCCTCGGAGCCACCCTCGGATTCCTTGCCCACACTCGCAGGTGTGAACACATCAGCGAACTCTTCCACCCACGCATTGATCGCCTCTTCAGTCGATTCAATGTCAGATGGCACAAGAGCAGCCAACTTGGGATTAAGTCCCTTGGCTGCAATAGCGTCACCAATGGTGCGCTTACGGATCGTCTTGCCTTGGTCAGCCAACTGTTGTTCGGCTGCCTTCAACTTTCGTTGAGCATCCTTGAGAGCCTTGCGAAGATTCGCAGGACCAGTGGAGGTTTCTTCTTCTTCGTCGTCCCAGTCATCCAGGTCGAAATTACTCATGGTGGTTACACCCGTACCTTTTCTGTGTTACGCAACCCTCACCACAAAACGGGGCGTGTTGTGGTGGCTGTTACTACCGGGCTTGTACTCACCGTCTGGCCGGTCGGTAGACGATGGAGAATGGGCGGCAGTCAAGACCCCAGAACTCAAGGAACTTCTTGACTGCCTTCGGCTATCCCCCGCAGGGGGCCGCAAGCATTGACCACACCTACTCAGCGCTTTTCGGTGTGGGAATGTCCATTCGGATACGCAACGGAATGGAACGTCAGGCGGTATCCCGCCACAACCCTTGCTGACATTGCAGAGGGGTTGGCTAATCGCATACCCACAAGGACTTGAACCTCGACCTACGGTTTTGGAGACCGTTGCTCTACCAGTTGAGCTATGGGCACAGAAACGTGGCGGTGGGACGCAAGAGGGCTGCCCGTGGGCTACACCGCTCTCACCGCCACGTCGAGCCAGGGATCAAGTCCCTGGGGCGTTTGTGTTTCTCCAAAGGCACTGTTTCGCATAAGGAGAAACATGCAGTTTCGGGAAACGGAAACTGCAAAGTGCAGTATGGAAACCCTGCAAAGTGTTCAGCGGGATTTAGATGGCTTGCTTCTTCTGGGCCAAAGACCCTTGAGCAATACCACTGGTGCCGCTGAATGCGGCACGTTCCTTCGATGCAAGTTTCTTCTTACGCTTGGTTACCTCGTTGGCACCACTGAGGCCAAACGCCTCAGTGACCTGATCTTCGGAACTAACACTGTCACCGTAGATACCACCAAGCTTGGCGACCTGATCTGCCTCAGCAGAGATACCTCGGTAACGCTCACGGGCTTCCTGCTCAGTGACACCCTTGGCTGCAAGCGACTCCGCTTGCGCCTTAGCGGTGTTCACGCCAAAGTTGTTACCAGCACCAGCAATCTTGCTTGCGTTCAACTGGTTGGTTTTCTCCAACAGTGAGGTTGCCTTGTCTGGGTCAAGGAAGTAAGCCATGACACCATCACGGCCTACGCCGTACATATCACGCAACGCCTGCAACTGACCTGGGTCGTTAGCCTCAAGGGTTTGGTAAGCATCGGCTGCCATCTGCACCCGACCCTGTACCTCAGTTGCCGCAACACCCTTACCGATCCAGTCTTGGAAATCGTCAGGGTTGTCGTAGAAGCCCTTAGGTAGTCCAGCCTGCTGCATGTACTGCTTGTACGTCTCCTCAAGCTGCACATACTCAACTGGGTCTAGTGGCTTAAGGCCACTAGCAATGCGGGCATCGTTAGCCTTAAAACGCTTCTTGTAAACCTCGGAGTCCTGAATCTTGTTCGACTTCAGAACCTCACGAGACGTTTGATTCGGGTCACGGACAACCTCTTCCAAGATGAGGGTGTCAAACAGTTCACCCAAACCGATCTTGGAATACATGTCCTTGATGATTGCTAGGCGACGAAGGATTGTTGGGTTCGTCTGATCGGACAGATTGCCTAGCTGTGTGTCCCAGCCTTCAGGTGTGTCAGCCATTGTTCAAGAACCCCCACTCCTGCAAGAGTCCACCAGCAACCTTGGACATAGTTTCAGCACCATTGTTAGTCGTGAGCCACTTCGGGTCACGACGTAAATCTTCCTCAAACTGCCACAAAGGTTTCACTGTTGGATTGCCCTGCTCATCGCGTGCCTGCAAGGCCCGCTTGACCATTGGGTTACTCAAAGTGCCAGCACCGTTATCCAAGTCATACGTCTTTTCCAAAGCCCGTAGATATGAACCGGCGGCAGTCTTAACGTCAGTCTTACCGTTGCGAAGGTCATCACCCCATTGGGCGTAAGTGTTCGCTGCATCATTTTTGATCTGCGTCTCAACGGCAGTGTCGCCATTCTGAATGAACTTCTGTGCAGCCTGACGGTAAAACGAATCCGGGTAATCCATACCGTAGTCGGAAGCCATCTTGCGTAAATCCATTTCACGCTTACCAGCTTCACCCAGTAGACCCTGGCCTTCCTTCACCTTCAGGTGGGCACCAAGGTATTGGTTTGCTTCAGCCTCAGACCAGCCATCGTCATACACAAACGCTGAGCCGAGACTGTTCAACTCTTCCTCGGACAGTTCGACACCAAGCCGGTTGGCTTGAAGTCGAATGTTCGTCTTAGCCTTATTGACCTTGAAATCGAACTCGCCAGGGTTGTGAGCGCGAGACTTCTCAACTTCCTTCCATCGCACTGAGTGGTCACGAAACCAATCAGTGTTCTCAATGGCTAGTTGGATCTTCTGGTCATCCCACTCGTGGATGTGGGCATTGATGAAGATTTCCTTCAACGCCGGAACTGTTTCAAGTAGTGCGGCAGGATATTGGTTGCGACCTGCAAGGTCAGCAACCGTGTAGTTCTTTGGTTGCTGTGAGTTCCACTTTGTGATGGCAGCCTTACGCATCGCCTGCTTCCTGGCAGGCGTTGCCTTCTTGTACTTAGCAGAAGCCTTCAATGCCTTCAGTGCTTGCGTTTTCGTTTGGGCCATCAGAGTTCCTTAGCCGAACTTAGGGCACGATCAAACGCATCCATGTACTTCGTTGCTACCGAATACTGGGCATACTCCTTGCGAAGTTTCGGACGATCTTCAATCCAATCCTGCATGAACTCATCCTGCACACCAGAAGAAACATTGTTGTCGTTCTCCGCAGCGAAGTCCGTGAACTTCTTGAAGAAGGCAGCCACTTCCTTCTTGGACGCCTCGCGTCCCAAGTAGTCCTTCATCCCAGCCATGACAATGGCCCTGGCCTCATGCTTGGTGGGTGCCTCCGGCATCCCACCACCGCCTGACGACGAACCACCACCAGAGTAGCCACCACTAGACGAGCTACTGCTAGACGCAACCGCAGGCTTCTTCTTCGGCTTCGTCGTGCCCTTCACCCCGCTAGACGGGTTGGCACCAGCAAGCTGTTGACCGTACAAATCTCCACCGTTAAGTGGGTTACCGTTGTTGCTTGTCATGCTGCATAACCTCGCCTCAGTCGCTCATTCGTCGTCCACGGACGCGGTATCCACCGGCCCTTGAAGGCGATAACAGGTCCACGACGAACCCCTGTGTTGTCAGTGGCATACATCTCGCCAGTGAAGAATCGCTTGAACATGCGGTCAAAGTCAGCGTTCGACTTCTGCAACTCCATCGTCACCTGTTGGTAGTCGTCAAGCTCTTCACGAACCCGCTTCTTCGCATCACCTGAGCGGAACAAATCCCTGGTACTACCAGCCTTAGCAATGTTCACCATTGCCGTATCTCTCACGGCGAGGAAGGTGTCCACCGTCGCCCAGTATTCTGGGCTGTCCCTTATACACACCTGACCCTGCCGCCGACTCCCTACCTGTACATCCCCTATCCCTCACCTCCATTACCAACACACCACCACCGCTAACTCTCCTATCCACACTCTATAT